TAATGGTTCCCAATCATTAAACCCGACATAAGCTACTGTTCCAATACTGCCTTTGTGCCAGCATATCAGCCAATCAGGTGGATGATTAGCATATATAAATGGCATTTTTTTGATTTGACAGGACGGCATTATGGTCATTCCAGCCACTCGTTTAGCGTTAGGAATTAACGACAAAAACATCTTACGCCAATTTTCTTCAGTATCTTCATAAACATCATAATCCAGTCCCACTCCATACGGCGGGTCTGTCAGCACCAAATCCACGCAGTTGTCCGGCCAGTCATTCATCACATCAAGGCAGTCACCACAAATTATCTGATTGACAGACAATTCTTTCATTACATTACCTTTTATGCTTTGCAAATTCGTTTTTCGTTTATTACTCTTCTTCATTATTATCATCGATGTCTTCAATATCGTCGTCATCAATATCTTCATCCAACGGTTTTTCCAAATCAGCAAAAAGACCGCTTGCCTTTTCAATCGCTTTTGCCTCATCCATTGTCATACCTAAAATCAAAGTTAGATATTCCACTGGTGGTATGAGCTGATTGATTCCTGATGCAACATAAGCGGATAAAGATTCGGTGCGTACTTTGCCTATGTCTGCAATGTCCTTGTCGGTTGGTGCAGACAAGTCCGGCCAATCAATAAAGTATTCTTTTGGCTCAGGCAAAATGCTCAGAATAATAAGTCTGTCAATGCATGGTCGTATGATAAATGGATTGACATAGCCGTACTGCCTTCTTGATAGTCTGGCATTCCACGTTTCTTTATCTTCTGAACTTGCCAACTTCGCTTCTTCGCTTCCTAAAAATATACGATATGGAATACCAAGACTTATCGCAATTTGCCGCATGTTAACATCAACATGTTCCTTTGGTCCGGCAACTTGCGGTGCTAATGATTTAACCGTTACGCCTTCAGATGCAAAATATCGCTGAAGACCCTGCATATAATTTTCCACTTGGTCTTTTAGTGATGCGACATCCATCTCAGCCGCTTCCGGTCCACCTTCTGATTCAAAAGACAGTCCCGGAAAACCGCCCCTCCAAAACATCTCGCCACTACCGCCAAGTATTTTGCGCAAATCCAACAATCTATTGTAAACACATTCCATTCTTGGTGTGCCGTACACTTCGCTGGAATCTCTTCCGTCTGCAATATGTATCACTCTTGTCCAGTGCACTTCCTGCGACATTTTAATATCGCCTGCTGTGCCACTTTCAAAATTGATATTGTATGAAGTTGGGAATCCATATCTTGGACTTGTCCTTGACAATTCAACAGTTTTTATATCCACCGCTGACTGGTCGAATGGCTTTAAATAAATCAGCTCATGTTTTTTATTACCAGCCTTTTCACCAGTAGCAAGATTGATGCCTTCAACGGGCACACTCAATTCCTTGCCGTCATTTATACCCAAGAGCAAAACACCAAATTCACCAATGCCGCTCAAACTGTCAATTCGTTGCAGATATTGTAAGATGTTTCTTTTCTTCATCAATGCTGTCAACTCTTTTTCAAATACAGTTTCGCCTGCATCTTCTGTTTCGTAAATGGTTGGCTCGGACGCCCATGTTTCCTCAGGCAGTATTCGCACAACACGTTTTGCAGTGCCTGAACGTTTGTACATTTCCTTATACTCAGCGGTGACAATAACGTTTGGATATCCGCATTCGAAGTTGATGTCCTTGCCTATGTTAAGAAAATTAGTTATTGCTCTTGTTCTCAGCAAAGACAATGAATTTTGAATGGGGCCGCCACGAAATACGCCACCCTGTTGAACCAGCTTTTCAAATTCCACCTGATTAAAAACAGATGGTGCTTTTTGCTTTGCATTTGTCACGGTCTTTTTTTCAGTTTTCTTTGCCATTGTCTATTCCTTCCATGAATTTTATCTTATCAATTTTTTCGTAATCATCTTCTTCCATTTCAAACATTTCCAATAATATGCCATCGCCCGCAATCATTTCGTTGTCAATAATATTTGATATGGCGACTATTAAGCGGTCTTTATATTCCTTGTCTGCTCTAAAAAGAAAATCAGCGGTAAATGTGCTCACAATTTTCACAACTTTTATTTTAGACATTACCATAATCCTCCAGCCCTTCGCCTTGCCTTTGTTAAAAGATTAAATGCACCGCTGGATGTATCAACTTGGTCCTTGTATTTTGAATGCGGAAAATATTCCAATTCACTCAGATAATCTACATTCCATGCCGCTGGCACCATATAAACATTTCCAATATTTACTTGGATGGAAAAGGGGTCTGCTCGCAATTCTTTGGAGCCTGTAGGCTTATCAACAGCAACTCTATAACCTGCCAACATCTTTACTGTAGCAAGAACTGAATCTTTTCCGCCGCTGCCGGGCTCTTGTTCGAGTCCTATCTCAACATCATGCCCATCCATTTCTGCTGTGCTTTTAATTATCGATTCTCTTTTATCCGACGACCACTGTCCACGGATGACATTCAATATCCAATATCTGTCATTCGTGTCTCTGCCCATCTTTGTTCCAACTGTAAAACAACCACCGTCCTGTGTAGCTGCTTTGTCCCAATATCGTACAACACGTTTGTATTTTATTGTTGGTGGGGGGAGTTCTACATTTATTCTTTCCCATTTGAATAATCCACCACCTAAGGGTACTGGATGCTGCTCAAACTGTCCTGCATATCCAAACGGTCCCAGAGAAACTCTGGTTACTTGTAAAACACTTTGTGGCAAACGTACTGTGTCAAGCAGTCCATCAACATAATAACGCTCTGCACTTTGCGGTCTTACTTTGTCTGATAATTCTGCTGGCAAACAAATATGTTTTATCGGCGTTCCGCCTCGTGATGCTTTTTCTATCATGTTCGCCGTTGGGTCGTTTTGATGTAGTCTCTGCATGATTAAAATGATGGGTGTGACTTTTTTATCAACCATTCTTGTTGGAATAGTTTCATTCATCCAACGATTCGCACTTTTTAATTCCACTTCTGATATGGCTTCACCCGGATTCAGCGGGTCATCAATAAAAATAAAGTGTCCGTGTTTTCCTGTTATCGTGCCACCAACACCTGTGCTGAAACGAGCACCGCCCCTTGTCGTTGCAAAATTCGATTTGGCAAATTGGTCCATTCGTGTGTTCACCCAAACAACATCTTTTCTCACTCGTTTGCTGTACTTCTTGGAAAAGCATTTTACATATAACTCAGACAAAACAACGTCACGATTTTTCAAACCCAAATCCAGTGCAAGGTCTTTTGTATAACTGGCACCGATTATTCTTGCGGATGGCATTCGTGTCCATATCCATGCTGGTGCTAACACGGAAAAGATTGTTGACTTGGTTGTGCCTGGTGGAACATTTATTACCAAATCATATTCTTTGGGTTGTTTTGCAAAGACTCTTTCAGCAACGATTTGAAGTTCCTCGCACAAATATTTAATGTGCCAGTTCCAAACAGGTTCCTCTGGAACTACAGTACCCCAAAACTCCTGTACAAAGTCATAAAATGATTGTCTTGTTATTGATGCAATTAAATCAAACTCATCGAATTGCATATCACTTTTTAATTGGTTTTCTTTTAACACACTTCATCTCTTTTGATATTGATATTGATATTGGACTTGGAATTGGCAATGATTTTTGTTCTTCTCCAACTGTTTGGTTTTTTACATACTTTGTTCGTCTCATACTCTCCAAGATTTCTTTTTGTGTTTCATACGACAAATCCATTTCACCAACTCTCAATGTGTGCTCATGCACAACATTTCCATCAACATTCAAATCAACTCTTTCATTGTATCCACGATTTCTGTTGAATGTTCTGTTGGCAAATATAATTGATGATGTGTCACCAAGCTTTATTGATTTTGATAAAGCATCTTCGAAAAAATCACCACGTAATTCTCTGATGAAATCTACCATGTCTGGAAAGTCGGGGTCATTTTCCATCCAGCCTTTTAATGTTGTGTACGATGTTCCTGTGCGTCTTAACGCAACTGCCTTTTTGAAATTGGATGATACAAGTGCGTGGATAAATAAGTTTTGTCTTGTTCTGGTACCATGTTTTGCCAACAAAGCTTCAACTCTTTCAACACCAGATTTTTTTTCATCCAGTGCCATGATTTGGTCCCACAACTTATTCAGTTTTTTTGGTAATCTTCTGTGCACGTAATCCAAGAAATTGTTTGGACTGTTTGAATCTGTTTGGTAAATATTCCTGCCTTTTTTGAGTGCGGTTCTGCACAACTTTTTTCGTGCTCGCCAATTGTTGAACGTTGCACTATTCACCCCCAAACACTTTGCAATTTCGGTATTTTTCAAACCTGTTTTTGCAAGTTCGTATATGGTTAACGACAACGATTCCTTCCACTTCGACATCCATTTTCCTCATGTAGTTTTTGTCTTCAGTTTTTTTTGTGACGTGCTGCCTGCTCAATTATCGATTCTGCACTCAAAAAACAATTCTCTCGAATACTGAGTTCGTCTTTATTATACGACGAAAAATCAGTGATTTTGAGCATAATTAGAAGATTTTTTTTTCATCCAAAAAGCGGCTTTTTATGCTCAAAACAACGATTTTCGAAAAAACATACTATTTAATGGGATTTTTTCGATTTTGTTGTTGAAATATAACGATATAACGTTATACTTCTTTTTCCAGTCATTTGTTCTTTGATAACACGTTTTGTTTGTTTTGGGTAAGCGAAAAAATTGCTGTGAAGCGATTCCGAATAACCATCTGAAAGAAACGAACGAACCGCACCGACGAAAGAAATTGGAAAGTTAATAACGAGTTGTTTTTGGCGAATACAATCAAAAGAATTGCGCCCATCTGATTCATTGCACGGGATTGGTTGTTTGTTCGGGAGTTCAGCTGAAAAGCCCTGGCATGCTGCGACATGAGGCAGCGACGACGAACGTTCGAACCGATAAAAACAAACAATCAATTGGTCGTGTCTTT